TGAGGATTCAGATCTGGTTCTGATTCTAGTACACTTACATTATTGAATCGATCAATAACGACTCGTGCATTCTTACCCATGTAATAAGAAACATCAAACTGAGTTGTATCAGCATCACGTGGTAATTCGTTAATACGTGCACCTGATGTAAAATCACCTGGGAATGATGAACCTGGTTTTACTGATGAACGAAAGTCTAATACATTACGTAACTCAAACTTTGATCCGTTAGTTGCTGTGTAAGTAGGAATATCATTATAATCTACTTGGCCAGTATATGAGTTAACTGCAAAGAAGTCACCACCAGCTTGGTGCGCAAAGTACTTATAGCGTACAAATACATTTACACCAGGAGTTGTTTGACCAGCTTTCTTAGTCATTTTACCAAGTTGATAATGTGTGTCTCGTTGACCATTGTCTAATGTATAACGAGAAGCAACGCTTGCTCCGTCTGAATCTGTTTCAGTTAATCGTAAGACTTCATGTATATCAGGAAAATTAAGTTCTAAATCGCCCTGTCCATTAGGTGTTATTGTTTCTGTTGTTTCTGTTAAAACTTTGTTTCTAACAGTTGCTTGGGCTTTATTAACATAGTATGCAACATTTAATGTTGTACTGTTGAATGGTGTAAGTATTTGAGCTGATGTACCGCCATTACCACCAGAAAGAATTGTTGGAGGTATTGCCTTGCCACCATTATCTTCAGTAGCAATCCATAAATCTTGATCAGCAAATGTTTCACCTGGAGATGATAGGTTAGTTAAAGAACCTTCACCACCACCGTTTGTTACTACATTTTGCATACGTTGAACTGTTAATGAAATATCTGATACGGCTTGTGGTCTGTCATTCGGTACAGGAAATAACATTACGTCATTTGCAGTTTCTCTAAATGCAGCTTGGCCTGCTCCATCTAAAATAACGTTAAAATAATCTGTAGTGCTTAAACCAATTGAACGAACACTTTGTCTGTTATTGCCTGGCTGCATTTGAATGTCAAAAAGATAAATCTTATAGTCATTGCCATCTTCGACTATAGATCTGACTCGTGCACTACCAATAGTAGAACCGCCATGGTTTGTAGCAGTACGTAAGTTTACTAATTCGAAGACACTAATATTTGGTAAACTCTTATTTCCACTTGCATTTGTACCGTCGACTTCTAAAAATGTACCATAGTTAACAGATACAACATTATTTTCTGAGCTAATAGTTGTACGTGGTTTATCGATAGGAATAGACAGCGGAGCATCAACTATAGATCTATAACCATCTACATATGCTACACCTCTACTTACTTTGAAGTCTAATTTATCAGGATCTGTGTCATTTGTTTCAAAATTTAATTCAAAACGTTTTGCAATATAGTTACCAGATTCTTCTTGTGTTCGCAATGCAAGAATATCATTTACTTTATTATAATCTTCTATTCCTGTAACTTGTGTGGCAATTGCTCCATCTTGGATCTTTGCAACATATACAAAGTTTTCATCACTATCTAAATCTGCTTGATTAGCAATTGTCAAGCTTATACGATATCGATCGGCACCAGGAGAAGATGTATTAGGTGATACTCCCTGATTATCAAATAAGTCAAATGTATCAGCTGTAGTAACAATATCTTCTGTTACTTTGAAACCTATCGTAGCATCTGGATTACCAGTATATTTAGAAAGAATAAAGCTTTGTGCTTTTGCAAACACGAATCTATTAATTGCAAAGAAATCGCCTTCTGCAATAGATACTTTTGTACCTACGCCTGTACATGGATTTGCTATAGTATCTGTAGTTTGTACTTGTACTATAGCTGGACCACCTGTTAAAGTTTCACCTGCACTTACACGTACGGGTGACGTACCTGCGGTACCACCAGTCGTTGATGTATATCTAACAAATAACGTTGGAGGATCTGATCCATCAGCATCGATTGCTTCTAATACTTTCATTTGAATTGAGTTAGTGCCAGAAATTAATGAATTACCTACAAATGTACCTGCTGGTAATGTTGCATCTTGTAGTTTTACAAATTCATATGCATTATTAACATTTACAGATCCAGGATTTACCGCAGCACCTTGATTAAATAAATGTTTACCCAAACGACCAATCTCGGCCTGGGTAATTGTTTGCATTTGAGTCAGCTCACGTGCTTGTAGTGCCCGTCCTGAATTAAAGAGGATTCGGTGATAGTTTGCACTATCTACAAAATCATCTTTATAAGTTGTAGCAAAAGTATTTTTGTTAAAAATTTTGGGCATTCTTTACACCGTTATAAGCTTATGATTATTTTTATATCTTCTGTAGCATCGTCAGACCTTGTTACCGCTGCTCTATTATCTATATAGAGAATCTGACCTGTAGATGGATCAACATCTCTTGCACTGGCTACATTAGCACTATCAATTGTTGCTTCTCCAGTTGCGTTTTGTTCATTAATGACTTCACCGTTTTGAAAAGCTAAGAAACCAGTTGCTTCGTTTTGGTGATAAAAAAGTGAGTTTGCATCTAATGTATCGATAACAGCTTTAGCTCCAGATGTTTGACCTATGATAGTTTGGTCTCTTGTAAATGCTGAGTTAATACTTGAGATGTTCATCATCTTTAGAGCATTACCAGTATTACCTGTGTATATTGTACCGTTTGCTGAGTCTTTAATATTACGTACTAACATAATCTGTCTAAAGTCATTATCTACAACCCAGTCAGAATCTTCATCACCAGCAGGTTTTACGTTAAACATAAGCGCTGTTGATTTTAGATCATCTCTTGCATCTGCACCAAAACCATTCTTAAATGATATAATAGGTTCTGCGGTAGCACCTAGACCTCCACCACCAGTTAGTTGCACTGAAGCAAAGTCATATCCGGTACCAAATATTTTAGCACCACCTGATTCTGTCATTTCAATTTTAGATACTGAACCACCATCAATAAATGCTGTTCCTCGAGCATCTGTACCATTACCTTCAATTACAACTGTTGGCGGTGATGTATATCCTGATCCAGTATTAGTAACTCTATAACCTACGATTGCACCAGGAATTGCATTTTGTTGTACTTGATGCTGAAATATTTCATCAATAGATGAAGATGAATCTACGCCTGGTACATATCTAACCGGGATAAAATTTGATGCTTGAAATTTATTTTCACGCAGTGCGCCAACTGAATATAAAAATTTCCATGTATATCCATCTGCAGTCATTACGTGATCTGCTGTACCAGTAGGTTTGACTGTAGAAGTAACAGGTTGCCCCGCCGCATTTTTACCCTGTTCTAGACAGACATAAACATACTGTTCATCTGTATACACATAGAATGGTTGTGATGGAATTGCAGTAATATTGTCATCCCATGCTGAATAAACTGATCCCTGCGACCAATTATATCTTGGAACACAAAATGATCTATCAGTAATAATTTTTACTGATTGCATTGAAAGCTGTGCATTTCGTATTTCACGAATGTTTTGTATAGGATCTATAACAGCATCAGCTGAATCGTATGGTTCAGATTTACCAACCGCAACGTGATAACTCACTCCTGCACTGTCGATATCATTGATTAGTGTATCAAGGATTCTACGTTTAAAATTATCTGTAACTATTGCTGACATTTATCTATCCTATTGTTTTGATGCTAGGTGCCAAGTAGCACCAGTCCATATCATAAATCCGGCTTGATGTTGGTTTAATGTAGTAGTTCCACCGCCGGCAGCGTTAATTGGGTTTAATGTAACTGCTCCTGCGCCTTTGTTAACAAAATACTTTAATTCACCAAGATTAGTGCCGTCTCCTATGTATCCAATAATTGGAGCAGGAGAATTAAAAATTGTTAATGGCATTTCTGAATCTACAAATCCATCTGCTGATTGTGCCGAACTACCTAGAGAAACTCGTGTATCTAATTTTACTGAACCAGTACCTTTACCACCTAACGCTAAACTCACATTTGAATCAGCTCCATCAACGTATATTGATGGGTTATATCCTGTTGCTTCTCCGCCCAGTGATATAAAATTTACTGAATTAGGAAACGCTTCATATTTTGTGACTGTCGCGCCGTTAGTATCTAAGATCTGATTAACTTTTGGAAAATTAATTGTTGCTGAATCTAAAGTTTTATTTTCCAATGTTTGCGCATGCTTAGCCATTACAAAATCATCACTATCAGTAAGCGAAGGTAAATTAACAGGAGTATTTGCTGTTAACGCACCTGGAACAATCTGATAATTATGACTCGAGTCATCATCTTTTATTTTAGGTTCTGTAAGTGCTGATGCGGCTAATGTTTTATTAACAAGAGTTTGTGCAGATGTGTCTAAAACGACTTCACCAGTTGAATCAGGTAATGTAATAGTATTATTCTGTGTAGGATCTAACACCTCTAAAATAGTTTTAAATGTATTTACACTAGCACCATTAAAGTGTATACCATCGGAATCAATAAACAAATATGGAGATACCTGATCGCTTTCGCCAAGAAATTGGTATAACTCTTGAAAGTTTTGATTTATTTTATTACCGGCATTACGTAATGAATCACCTGTACCGTCGTTTGCGGTAGCGCCAGTATTAATATTTTGTCTAGCCATGTTATCTCTCTTTAAAAGTTATCACTATTTATAATAGTTTTTAGAAGAAGTCGTTACTAAAATTCATTAGAAGTGTATTATCACTTGACATTTTCGGGAATGATGGATCAGCAACTGTACTATCATCATCAAATGTATTTGATCCTGGGTTCATAACGTTTGCTAAGCTGTTAAAGTTTGCATCAAAAGCTGCGAGTGTCATATTACCTAGATGGCCAAGTTGCACAGGTTTTAGAGTAAATGGTTCAATGCGCGAACCTAAATCTTGCACTAGGTGATTGGTCGCATTGACAGCAACTGCAGCCGCTTGTGCAAAACCTGCATATATTGGTCCCTGAGAATCTGCCACACCAGGAGGCATGATTGTATAACCAGGTTCTGCAATACTTACAATCTGAACTTCGCCTGCAACGTACATACCTGCCGGATGCACAAATAGTTTATATATGTCTCTCCATGTGTCTATCGGTAATGTAGACTTAACAAGTAATGCATACTTTTGGTATAGCTTATCATCTGTTATATATCTTTGTTCTTCAGGTCCAATACGTGATGCTGATACAGTGATCTCAGGAGCATAAGGAGTTATACCGGCATTTGCATTTGCTTTTTCTTTTTCAAGATCATGTACATTACCGACAATAAAAACATTTTCTTTTGTGTATATTACTTCAGCAAATGAATTATAGAACACTCTAAAGAATTGCTCAATGCTATATTTAGTTCCTTTTGTTTTATATAGGGTACTTGAATAATCTGCAGCCTCACGCTTATTTACAAATCCTTCAAAAAACTGCTTTCCTAAAAGTAATTCGTCTTCGATGAAAGATAATAAGTCTATATCAACCTGAGTAATATCACGATTTAAAAATAATTCATCGATCAAGTTTGTTGGCGATGTATCGCTATCCATATAATCATAATAAGCATTTAGAAATTTTGCAAACTTTGGATATTCAGTCTGAAAAAATTCAGGTAGAACATTATCTACATGCTTCTTATCTTGAACCGATATAGGCCGTCGATTAATATCGCGTAATGTTTTATCTAAAGACATGTTAGCTCGTTTTTACTATATTTGCTTGTACGAATGATGGTCCTTCATCATATACAACAATTTGGTTTTGTCCTGGTGATGAGAATGATTCATTTGCCGCTACGCCAGATATTTTAATAAAATCATTACCACCTATAATACTATCAACAGTTAAACCTACAATTGATACAATACCTGTAGCTGGAAAATATTCTCCTATATTATCTACTAAAACAGTATTATCATCGAGTGCTACTAGTTGTAATTTATAAGTGTCTAGTTTATTTTCTATTCTAACTCTTACGCCATTTGAAAAGAATCCAGTTGATGTGATTGTCGGTTCTTCATCATTAGGTTCAGCTATCGGTGATGCATATCGTAATGTAGCTGATTCAAGTCTACCTAAGAAAGGAACATATCTTTTTTGCACTTTAAGATTAGCACGAGATGATAATACTGATGGGTCTACTTCATCTACTAGGGCTAATAGATTAGATCGTCTATATGATTGCTCAAATAAGCCTGTATTATCAGCAAAGTAATTATCTGCCGCAACTTCCACACGGCTTTGAATTTCTTGTATAGAAGATGATGTAAACTTAGGATTAAATTGAAAAAATACTGAAGCTTCTAGATATGTAATGTCTGGGTCTTGGAACTTCACATCAAATGTAATAACCTGCAATTGTCTTGCTAAGTTTTCTATATCACCTTTTGTCTTATCTATTGTTTCCTGAGTTACATCATCTTTAAATACAATCGATAGAAAGACAACGCCATATTCTTTACGTACAGCATCTTCTCCGCCATATGCTTGAATGTCTTTTATAAGATAACCAAAGTTACGTTTAATAAGTGTGGCATAATCGGCTGCTGTAACCATACGGTTTTGAGATGCATATGAGAACGGTGCATTCTTACGAATAGAAGCCACACTCTCAACAACAGAACCTGATACAGCTTTAGTTACTGTTGTCAATGATATGGTAAAATTTACATTTCCGCCCGCACTACTAATAGGTACTTGTGTAACAGGAGTAAAATTAGTAGCGCCGTTTGCATCTGGGCCACTAGTAGAAAGATATTCTACCACGATTTTATTACCAGCTTCAGGTGCTTTACCTAATGTAAAACCGTCGCCAAAAGATAATTCATAAAATTCATTTGGCGTTTCTCGTAAGATATAAACTTTAGACTGATCATCAATTGTATCTGCCTCTTTTAAATCTGTGTACGTAATAAATGTTGTACTAGACATATCTGGATATACACTTACAAAAGCTGTAGTAGTATCCATATTTTTATCTGGTATAATATATACTGAGTCAGGTGAGTTTTCACTTACAATAAAAGTCTTTGTTATATTTTTACCTTCTCTAATAGTGATATTCTCACTACCTCTATCATTTTTAAAAATGTATAATCCATTGCCGTTATCTTCAGCAGTAACTGAACCTATGGTTTCAAATGTGTAAGAAACATTATCAACAATCGTTGTAAATTTAGTTCCTCTAGGTAATGAAATAAATGTCGGTCTGCCTGCAAGATTACCAGTATTGATTGATAGATTTACTGTAGCAGAAGGAGCTGTCTTTGACGAAGGTATATAGCCAATAGCTTCAGCCAAAGATACGACCGATGATCTCAATTGAGCTGTAGTTAAATATGATTCATTTAACGCCATGTTTGCAATTAATGCATTATAATGTGTATTGTATGCTAATACA